AAGTAGTTAGTCATACCATAGCTACTCATAGACTGGACGTTATTTAAAACGAACTGGTATTGGACGTTGAACATGCCACCGCCCGTAGAAATAGATGTATCAAAGTTAAAGATCTTAGAAATGCCTAGAATATCACGGGGTAAAGTAATGTAGCCATTCTCTTTATCTGCTTCAGTGATTTCATGCTTCAAGTAAATTAACTGGCTACCGTTGTAATGGTAATCTCTCCAAAAAGATACAGCCTCATCCACACGATCTTCCACTTGCTCTTCAGCTACGTTAATCTGAATAACAGGTGCGCCGATTTTTCGTAAGATATACTCTTTAAAATCTTCTCTTGAATTAGGTTGTGCCATGTATTTCCCCTTAGCGCAATTCGTCTTTAATGATTACTTTAATATAACCAGTATTTGGAAAGGTTTCAATCTGTCCATTGGTATATTCTATCTGAAATTCTGCACTATGAATACCTACAGTAGCCGTATCACCGGCCACCCATTCGTAAGCTACAATACCCTTAGCCGCATTAACGATAGTGCCAAGACCTGCTGTAACTAAAGCATTACCGTTTTCATCATTCATATGAAATTTAACAGTAGATGCGTTTTCCATCGTTTTAACTCTGCCATTAGAATTTTTTAAAGCAGCCTCAATAGATGGTGCAGTGTCATTCTGTTTTATGTAAAAGCTAGCCGCCATTTATTTTCTCCGAGTTTTACTTTTATTTATCTAAAGTGAAAACTATTTCTGTATGATTTCAGCATAGTTTATGCCGTTATTATTTATTTCCATAGAATTAGATTCAAGTTTTATATGCGCATCATTAAAATCTACTGCGTTAAACTCACAATAGGTAGCTCCGTCTCTAGAATATGATCGTGTCGATACATTTAAACCAGTACTAGTAATATTGAAATCATACGACCCGCCGGTCTCACCTAACGAAAATAGGTATATCTCAGTATCAAGAGTAAAATCTAATGTAGGATTAAAGTTAGCATGAGTTAAGTTATAACCAGTTGATTCAGCAGTGTATTCAAACAACACAACCTTTTCAGTACCAACTGCTCCGAATCTTTGCACACCAAATTCTACAGTAGAAGACGCAGCAAAATCAAAGCTAAGATCTGCTGCTCTACCGTATACTGTAGGTGTTTCGATTCCTGCTACTAAAGCAAATTCTAAAGTAACTGGTGAAAGTATACCATTTACCGGAGCAAAAGCAGTAGAAGTAAACGTAGCATCAATTGAGCCTGACCAGACTCCTGATACTTGTGTGTAACCGCCACCAAAGAAACCAAAATCTAATGTTGTTGTAACCGCACCTGTGGGCATGTAGCTAGCCTTTTATTAAAGTTAAACGCCGCCAGCTGTAATGGTAAAAGTTGTAATGTTGATTTGCTGACCGGTCGCGATGTTAGTGTTATCTAACTGCATGTCGCCTCCAGCTCCAGTTGCTGAAACCGTGCCTTGCATATGACATACTGAGCCGGGGTTATTATGTAATCTGAAATAACCAGCGGTTCCTGAAGCATCTGCAGATAGATCTTGCCATGTACCCGAAAGTGCAATGGATCCACCTACTGGGTTAGCTAGCCAATCTGATGGAAGAACCATCGTTGCTACAACTACACCGGTGTTAGCCGTGCCTGCGTTAGCAGGAACTGAGCCTGTTGAAATAGTTAGAACTGGGTTAACACCAATTTCTGTCTCGATCGCGGCAAGTGTGGCGTTTCTTGCTTCCGTTGATAACTGAAAAGCCATCATTGTCTCCTTTGTTTAGATTAATTTATAGATATTTATAAAATAACTGTTGACAGCATCTGGAATCATGGTATAATAGGATTATGTCCTTTATAATAATAAGAAGTTTAATTAATTGTTTCTTCTTTCTATATCTTCTTCAGACAATCTATCCCCCATCCATACTTCAATTACCTTTACTGGTCTGTCACCGACGTTAGTAGCATGATGCCAAGTATGTTTTGGAATATCAATACTATCACCAGTCTTGTAAACCTTAGATGTCTTGTATCCATTAACAAATTCTAAATCCATTAGTAACTCACCATCAACGATATGCCAATGCTCAGACCTAATGTAATGTTTCTGGTCAGACAAAGACTTTCCAATATCAATAGATAATTCCTTTACTTTCCAATGGCCATTCTGATCTAGATCTTTATATGTTCCCCACAGTCGTTGTGTTGTGGGCTTGTCCCACTCCTTTAAGATCCATGATGAACTATTCTTTTTATTTTCACCGCCAACACCGAACTCAAAGTGAACATCATCAAATACCATCTCTGGAATATTCTCTTTTGTTCTGTCTCCACCATTAGCAAAAACAATCTCGGTGTTCTTAGGAAAGTAATTCTTAATATATTCTATAGCGTCGCAAGCCGAGTCATCACTATCATTAAATCCAAATGTATGACCAACACCCTTGATGTTATTAACTATATTTATACGTTCTTCAAAAGACATGAACGGGCGACCTTTCTTACGAATCAGCCATTCATCGCTGTTTACTCCAACACATAAGATCTGACCAAGCTTTTTAGCTTCTTCAAAATATGCGATATGTCCTGAATGAAGTGGATCGAATCCACCCGTACACATAACTACTCTCATTACCATTATAGTTCCTCCATCATGTAATCCCAAGCAAAGTTCTTCTTATTATTAGATTTCATTACTGACTTAAATTGTTTATGTTGTGCATACGCTGGGTGTACCCACCAGTCTTCATAGTTAGAAGTGTTATCGGTTGAAACATCAGATACTAATAACACATATCCGATCTTAGTAAGTATTTCTCTTGACTCGTTTCTGATCTGCGGACCCCACCAAACTGCGTTATGCTGGAATTGAACTACACCAAATTCGTGTTTGCTAAACGGAATATTCTTTAAGGCTGCTATAGATGCAGTCTCAGCGTTAATTCTTAAATAATCAATACGTTGTTCTAAACAATTTTGCTTAAACATCTCAGTATAGTTTATAGTTGCTGCATCAGCTAACGTGATATTAGTGTTTCTTTCACGCGAAAATATGTGACACATTCTTTCACAGTTATCGAGAGAAATACCGCTCCAGCCGAAGTCCCGTTCTAGCATCAAAGTATTATTATATAATGTAGGATGCCCACTACCAAGTTCTACAAACGTACCGTTTCTTTTACCATCTAATACAGATAGAACAAACATATCTTGGAAGTGACGAGAATGGTTTGTTTTAATATTTTCTATTCCTGGGAATGGATATTTGTATCTGTGCAGTTCGTTTGGCGTATATGCTAATGTGCTTGGATAACCATGTTCAGCTAATAAAGCAGAAGCAGATCGGTTATCAGTATCATTTAATTTTTGTCTGTACTTAAGATCGAACGCTAGATTTTTAGAACTGTCTCTGCCGTCTGTTTTCCACTTTGATTTTGCATACAATAAAGATAAAGCGTTATCTCCAGGATATTCAAGATCGTTATCTAATGCTGCACTCTCTATACCTTCGGCAAAATTCATTCCGATCTTTGAGTACATTAAGCTTTCTCGCCAATCATTATTTTTAGCTTTAACCTTCGCAAGAAAATAATAAGCTTCTGGCATATCGGGTAATGTATCAATGGCTAACTTAAGAAGACCTTCAACACTTTGATTACGATTCTCGTTACGCTCGTAAATAGCTGCGCTAAGAATCATGCACTTATATTGAAGCCATTTCTCTTTAAACGTATTTCCAGGAGACATATCAGCAGCTCTAAGATAAAAACCAAAAGCACCAGATCCTTGTTGTAATCTGTCATACTCTCGAGCTAACTTATAAATCTTATCAGGATTATTATAATCTAAAATTACGTCGTGTAATAGTTGCATATTTTTCAGTTTCATATTATAATTACCCGTTATCCGTTAAAAATTCTAAGAACAGTTTTTGTGGCATTCTAAGTACAAAGGATGCATTATCTTGCCAACCGAATGAAATTAGAATATCTCCATTATCGGGATGTACTGTCATACCAGTCACAAATTCAATACCATAATCAGTACCACTAACATGGTCGTAGTATGTACCCATAAAATGGAAATTACGTGATGAATGAACTAGATTCCAATCATTATCCCATATAACAACACGATGAGAATACTCACCATCTTTACGACCAAACGGATCTTGCAATAGATTTGTTTCATGGATAAATGCCATACGCTGGTTATCATTAATTCTAATGACTTGTGAACCGCCACGATAATCTCTACCTGGACGAGCCTCTACATCTTTTTCAATAAAAGCATCTTCCGTAGTGCCATTTTCGATATCGAATTTAACAACCTGAGTAGGATTACACCACTTAACAAAGTGATAAGGCATATCTTGTACGGGCATCCAGTTCTTTTCGCAGAAACTACCGTCGCCGTTTGGTGCTGGGATTGGATGTCTTGAGATTTCTGTCCATTGTCCATCTACAAAATCGACATGACATAGTTCCATACGACCTGTACCCTTAGAGTCATAACAATCACGTCGTACGCCACAAAGATAAAGTTTATCATCCCATTCAAATAGACGAGCATCTTCTAGACCGATAAAATTCCATGTTGGAGCACCGGTGTCTAATGCCATATCTATACGTTGTGCTGATGATAAATTAAGACTGCTATCTAGTTCACACATAACATTATGAGTGGTTAGAGTAACGTCGTTTTCTGGATGGATATAAACCAAAGGTCCCCACTGATGCGGGAACTTCTTTCCCTCACTGTGATAGAGGATATAGTTTATGTGTCTGATGTTAAGAAGAAGCTTCCCTTTATGAGAGAAGATAGACGGATTCATAATACCAGTTTCGTTTCCTAAAACTGATTTAGGTAATAGTATTGGGTGGATCGACCCGCCTCTTTTAAGAGCCCAAGCCGCTAAACCACCCATATGCAAATCGTGCATTCACTGCCTCCATAATGTAATTCAATGTTATATACTATATATAGGTTTGGAATTAATTCCAGCTAGGTGTAATAGTATTCAATCTGTTCTTTTCAACTTTTTCACCAAGCTTGGTATTAACACGAGCTATCCCTGTAGGAGTTAAAGCCTCTTCTATCCATTGAACTACCAATACTTTAGTTACATCGTTTAATGCAGTAAAGTCAGCAGCACTTGTAGTAGAAGGATTTAAATCCGTAAATCCAAGATAGCTCGCACTTGTCCCATCGGTATCTTCGGCTACTCTTTTCCACTGTACTCTTACAATAGCATTTTCTAGGAGAACGTTGTCTCCGTTAAGCTCATCTTGTAAGCTTAGTTTAATAATACGCCAAGAATAATTCACGATAGATTCCTTTTAAAAGTTCTTATTCAGGGTCATCAAGACCAAGACCGTCATCTGGTACTGGTGGTGTTACATCTGGTGCCCAAGGTAGAGCAGCTTCTGTCTGAAGATCTTGATCAATAATCTTTTGGATCTGGCTTTCGATATGTGATTTATAGCCTGCATCAGCTTCAACTACTGCTGTAATCCAGCCAACAACTCGATCTTCAGTTAGTTCTGCAAGGTCGGTAAAGTTATCTGCTGAAACGGCAGCTGCTGTAAATGGTGTTGCACCACTAAACTCACCAACATTATCATTGGAATCAGTACCAACTACTTTCCAGAATGTTTGGCAAACCGCGTTAGACAATGTTACGCCTTCTGCATTTACTTCGTCTTTAACTTTCATTCCTGTTACAGAATACGCTAGTGTAAGAGCCATGTTGTTCTCCTTTAAATTGTTAGGTTAACCGGTTAGGTTGTTTTATTTATACGAATATGATTCTATTTATATGAATCAACCCCTGTACAAGTAGAGATCTACTGGTATACAGAT